CGACGTGTCACTTTGTTGGCACTAGCCAACACTCTGCTTATTTAAGCCAAATCCGGGTGGATTTCACGCTCATCACTTAGGCACCCGGGGGAAAATGGGAAAAACAATCACACTAGTGGTTAGTGTGAATGAGTTCCCTAAAATCATTGTTCATTAGGTTGTCTAATGATCTGAACAAATTTGTTTCCCTTAATTGCTGCTCATCACATACCATAGCCACTTTATCCTCAAAGTTACGACCGAAAGAGGGCTTGACTATCTCCAAGAGTGCAATTAAAGATGGTGAGTTCAGGCACTGGAGGTTCCTACCTGACCGTCTAATGTCATCAATCAGCTCCCTTTCAATGCTGTGTTGATAACTTACGGGTATACCAAATTTCCTAGCGTATTCAACCCGGTCACCATCTAAGACTCGGAACGCTAGCAATTCGGGTTTCCAACATTTTATTTTTTCCTGTTCCCACCAATCTGTTGGTCGAATTGGGGTTATTCCTTCCAGTGCTTGGAATATTGCTACACACACTGGGAAAATTATAGGGCAGCCTGCAAACTGGCATATATAGGACATACACTTGGCACGAAGCAACCCGTAAAGTTTCTCTTGGCTTGCCCACAGATATTGTGCAGATGACCATCCCAACTTACACAGGGCATACAATGCATCTGTTAGGTTGTTTGTGCCACCACACGATATCCTACAAAAAGAAGCGTCAGCCAGGGTAGATTTCGTCTCCAACTTCATCGTGTAACCTAATGCAGTGTAGATTTCTTGCATGTTGGTTACAACCTCACCTGTGCCATCGTCTCCCTCGATTGCACCAGTATACATCTCTTGGGTTTCCAAATATTTGCAAAAACTCGAAGCGGCATCATTCTGTATGAAATTGCAATAGCCGGTATCAACGTCACCTGAATTATTCATGCCTTGGGATTCAAATCTAAGTGAGCCATAACGGTATTTTTGGTGTGCTGCCTTAATATCTAGAAAGTTATTTATCATATCATTGTCTCTTCCACCAGAAAAAGCAAGGTAGCACGGTCTTAGTAAATTTTCTATCATCCATGGATCGCAACTGCTTTCCTGCGATGATAGATCAAATTCTACTACCTCACCCAAATGGCCTAACTTCTCACGAATGTGCTGCGCTCGGAGATAGACCGGGACGGCTTTGATACTGGTTGGAAAATCCATCATTGTCTCAACTAGTCCGTGTATGCACGCGCCAAACCAAGCACGGCATTTGGCTGTTTTCGGCATTATGAGACGTGGGAACTTATCGGAAACATCATAAAATTCATTTTTGATAAATAGCTCAATGACTTTGTCTTTATTATTTACAATTCCTCCTTGTTGTCTTACTTTCCATACGTAATCGATCATCTTCCTTTT